AGCTGATTACCTACAAGCTAACTCCACTCAGCCAGCATTGCGTGCATTCATTGAAGAGATTGCCAACAACTGCCGATTCATTCTGACTTGTAACTTTAAGAATCGTATCATTGAACCAATCCATAGTCGTTGTGCTGTGATTGAATTCAAGATCGATAACAAAGACAAGCAGGAGATCGCAGCTGCATTCTTCAAACGTGCTGTGCAAATTCTTAAGCAAGAGTCTATTGAGTTTGATCCAAAGGTTGTTGCCGAACTTATCACCAAACACTTTCCAGATTATCGTAGGATTCTAAATGAACTCCAACGCTATTCAGTATCAGGTAAAATTGATTCTGGTATTCTGGTTAACATGTCTCAGGAATCATTTAAGGGTTTGATCAAACTTCTTAAAGAAAAAGACTTCACTGAAACACGTAAGTGGGTTGCAAAGAACTCTGATGCTGATACAGTCTCATTGTTCCGAGAACTGTATGATACTGCATCAACGAATATTGAACAAGCAAGTATTCCACAGATGGTTTTAATCCTAGCTGATTATCAGTACAAAGCAGCATTCGTAGCTGATCATGAACTAAATATTATGGCAGCACTGACTGAGATTATGGCTCAGTGTAAATTTAAGTGAGGATTCTATGGACATACTTTTACTTGTACTGGCGATGATATTTTCTATCTGGTTTGGATGGACTATGAGAGAAGCAGTTGCAAAGCATAGAATGCAACAACTTCTTAAATTTGCAGAAGAACTAGAAGAGGATACCGAACTTCCAGATAACTATATCAAGATTGTTATTGAAAAGCATGATGACACATTCTTTGTTTATGAAGAAGATGAGAAAACATTCTTAGCTCAAGCAAAAACTAAAGAAGAGTTAGATAAATCTCTGCGTGCAAGATTCCCTGGAAAACTGTTCGCTGTGAAAGAAGATAATCTAATAGAAGTCGGATTCCTATCATGACTCCATTTGATTTCGTTAATGCAATTAATCTATCTAAAAAGGATTTATTTGAAGACCCTCTAGCTTCCAAAGACTACTCTTCATTCTTAGTGAATAGAGGGTTGTCCTATTTTCCCGATACGATTCTACATGCGAATGAGATGAATCGTAATGCTAGTATCCCAAAGGACTGGCAGTTTTATTTTTTCCTAAATAGTATACCAAAGAAAAAGAGATTCAGTAAGTGGGCTAAGAAAGACACCGAAAGCGAGTCACTGGCTCTTGTAAAAGAGTATTTTGGTTACTCATCCGAGAGAGCCAGTGAAGCACTGAGCATCCTGACAGATGACCAAATGACTATGATAAAAGAAAAATTATTTAAAGGTGGAAAATAATGACTGTAGAGATGATTTACTATGACTGGACACCAGAGTCGATGCTTGAAGTGAGTTTGCCAGAGCCAGATAACTTCCTAAAAGTTAGAGAAACACTTACCCGCATCGGTATAGCTTCCAGAAAAGAAAACAAACTATTTCAATCTTGCCATATTTTACATAAGCAAGGTAGATATTTTATTGTACACTTCAAAGAATTGTTTGCATTAGATGGTAAAGAATCTAATATCACTAATGGAGATATTGAGCGTAGAAATGCTATTGCTGGATTGCTTCAGGACTGGGAACTTCTAAAGATTCTAGTTGCTGCTCAAGCAGAACAGAAAGCATCTTTGTCTCAAATTAAGGTGGTCTCTTATAAAGAAAAAGACCAGTGGGAACTTGTTCCAAAATATAACATAGGAAAAAAATCTAAATGAATATCAAACTTGAATTGACTGTTGAAGAAGTAAATGCTATCCTTCGTTCATTGGGTAAACATCCCTTCGAAGAGATCGCTGCTTTAATAAATAAAATTAAGGTGCAAGGTGAACCTCAGGTAGCTGAGATGGCTAAAGCACAAGAAGCTGCTGTAGCATCAGTAGAAGCTACAGCACAGTAAGCGTAATCACTACCTAAGAACAATGATTTTCATTAGGTAGTTTTTGATTTGAAACTTATAAGTAGTAAGTCCATTTGGACAATTAACTTTAAGGAAATATAAAATGATTTGGACAACACCTGCAGCAACAGATATGCGATTCGGATTCGAAGTAACAATGTACGTAATGAATCGCTAAGAGTCCCACCTTAGGGCTGTTCGTCGCTACGGTATAAGGCGTCCGTGTAATTACACCCTCGACACGAAAGTTCGAGCCAGTATAAGGTAAGCTGGATAATCGCTATGCCTTCGGGGTAGCATTTTTTATTACTCGCTTAAAAGGAGAAAGCAAAATGATGGAACACATCAACTCATCAATCGATACCATTTGCGGTGTCAAAACAAAATTCGTAGAGACGTTCGTTCAAAACGAAGAAATTAAATCCCAACTCCAAACTTACATAGATGCTCAGCAATCTTTTGCTAAGACTGTTGCTAAGTCCACTGTAGATTTCTTTACTACACTTGGATCATCAGTCGCTGCATTCGATTCTACTCAAGCATTTAAAACTAAGTAAGGAGAAAACAATGGTTACAAAATTCGTACCAGAAACATGGGGTGCTCATCTAAAAGACTTTGATAAGTTTTTCGTAGGGTTTGATGATCAATTCAATCGTATCGCAAAGATGCATGATGATCTGACCAAAAACATTCCCAACTATCCACCATATAATATTAAGAAGACTGGTGAGAACTCTTACCAGATCGAGATGGCTGTTGCTGGTTTCGGCAAGCAGGATATCGACATTGAACTAGATGGTGACAAGTTAGTTATCAAGGGAAATACTACTGAAGATGATTCAGATTATCTTTTCAAAGGTATTGCTAATCGTGCCTTCACTCGTTCTTTTGCTCTCAACGATCAAGTTGAAGTAAAGGATGCTGAGATGATCAATGGTATGCTCAAAGTATTCTTAGAAAGAATCATTCCTGAGCATAAGAAGCCAAAGAAAATCGAAGTGAAAGAGAAAGGTAAGAAGCAACTTCTTACTGAAGAAGAGTACGATAAAGCTGCTGAAACACTTTAAGTAATCATACGATAAAAAAGGGAGACTTCGGTCTCCCTAAATATTTGTATGATGCGAGCAAAAATATCCCACAACATGATTTCATTCATTACTGTTAGACGTGGTGAATGGATTCTAAAGGTATCTGTTTTTAAAAACAAACAGATCATGGTTGTTGCACAAAATTTATATGAAGCCGATAAATTTTACATAAGATATTTTATTGATCAAAACATGGCGGCAGATTTTATTGAACAACTTGTTATAGAGGAATGATATGATTAAAGTATTTAAATTGATTAGTGGTGAAGAACTTATCTCTAAGTGTGAAGAAGATAATGGAAACTACTTGCTTGATAGTCCAGCGTCAATCATGATGCAGAGAACTGAGCAGGGAGTTGGAGTTGGTTTGGCACCATACATGCCTTACTCAAGTGGTAAGATCACGTTGCACTCTGGTTCAATTGCATCCAGTGCAGACTCTGATTTAAAGATGGAAAACGAATACAATCGTCTATTCGGTTCAGGTATTCAGATAGCCCCAGCAGGGTCTATCGCAGGTCTATAATCCCCTTATAAATCAACAACTTACAATCCCCTTAGGGTTGTAGGGTCATTGCATTTAATTGTTGCCTTTAATTCAGGTTTGGTGTATAATATACTACAAACTTGAAAAGGAACTTGATTATGAACGTACTGTACAAAACAAAGACCAAAGCTGAATTGCGTGCCGAATCTGAGAAGGCACTGAAGAAGTTTCTGAAGACTGGTGGTGATGTTCAAGTTATCAAAGCCAAGAAGATTCCTAAGTCCAAGATGACTACAAAATCATCTCGTGGCTTTGTGGCTGGAACTGGTGGTATGTCTACTGGTTTTCCTAGCAAGGCATTTGCTTGATGAAGGCATTTGTTGAGACAACCAAAGACTGGTCAACACCAGTCTCGAATCACATCTACTATTTGTCAGATGACAAACGTAAGATGTATGCATTCTATAACATCGACACAAAAACAGTGAAGAAGTTTATCAAGCCAATTGGATTCGATCCACGTTATCGTACCTTCAAAGAATTGAAACGCAAATGAACATTAATGAATTTTTGAATGATCTCGCTAGCAATGCATCACGCAACTACAAGATTGAACAGCTGACTAAGAACTCAGGCAATGTTACGTTGCGTGAAGTCATTCGTCTGGCTCTTGATCCATTCACACAATTCTATCAGCGTAAGATTCCAAAGTACATTCCAGCAAAAGCTAATCAAGCTGACACACTGAGTGCTGTGATGGATAGTTTGTACATGTTGTCCAGTCGTGAAGTGACAGGTAATGCTGCAATCGAATACCTAACCAAACTTCTTAGCTCACTCACTGAAGATGACGCTAAGGTTATTGAACGAATTATTGAGAAGGATCTGAAATGTGGAGTACAATCGTCTACCGCAAACAGCGTTTGGAGTGGCTTGATCCAAGAGTATCCAGTAATGTTGTGCAGCGGATTCGAGCAGAAGTTGGTGGACAAAATAAAATATCCAGCATACGCACAACTAAAGATGGACGGGATGCGCTTCAACGCTATCGTCAGAAGTGGTAAGGTAGAATTCCGTAGCCGAAATGGTAAAGAGATTCTACTGCTTGGCAATCTTGAGAAAGAATTTGCTGCACTTGCAGGTGATGTTGACTGTGTATTTGATGGAGAACTATTGGTTATGCTTGATGGAGAGCATCAGTTTGCAGATCGTCAGACTGGCAATGGTATCCTAAACAAAGCAAACAAAGGTACAATCTCTGCCGAACAAGCAGCAATGGTACATGCAACTGTCTGGGATGTTATTCCATACGTTATGTTCACTGATGGCTACTGCGGTACTCCCTACTCGAAACGATTTTCAACATTGGAGTTGTTGGTAAACAAACAGAAGTCCAAGGAAAAGAAAATCTGGCTTGTCACTAGCGACATCGTACAGAATCTCGATGAAGCACAAGTATTGTTTGAGAACTATCTTGCCAGTGGACTTGAAGGAATTATTCTCAAGGATGGCTCAGGTGTTTGGGAAGACAAACGTGCAAAGCATCAGATCAAATTCAAAGGTGAGTTGGAATGCGATCTGAAGATTGTTGCAGTTGAAGAAGGTACAGGCAAAGCTGTAGGTATGCTTGGTGCAATCGTTTGCGAATCAGCAGATGGAATTGTAAAGGTAAATGTTGGATCTGGTTTTACAGATGTACATCGCAAGCAGTACTGGAAAGAAAATTTAGTTGACAAAATCGTGGCAGTGAAGTATAATGCTAGGATCAAGAACAAAGCTGGAGAAGAATCTTTATTCCTGCCAGTGTTCGTTGAAATTCGTGATGATAAAGATGTTGCAGATAGCACAAAGGATATAAAATGAAAGTAGTAATCAATCGTTGTTTTGGTGGTTTTGGTTTGAGCCATGAAGCAGTTATGCGATATTTTCAGATCAAAGGTGTCACTGTTTATCCAGAGCAAGGTCAAGACTCTTGGAAGTTTTGGACTTACTGGATAGTCAAGCCAGAAGATCGCATTGAATCCAAAGAAGGTGAGGCATTCTACTCTATGTCTATAGAAGATCGTCGTGCATATAATGAAGCGCATTCTGCACAAACTGTTTATCCACGAGATATCGAACGCCATGATCCAGCATTGGTTCAAGTAGTTGAAGAGATGGGTGATAAAGCTGATGGAGAGTATGCTGAACTTGCTGTTGTAGAAATTCCAGATGATGTTAACTACATCATTGAAGAATATGATGGCTTGGAGCATATTGCTGAAGCGCACAGGACTTGGGGATAATTATGTCAGAAGAACTTGAGTATGATGCATTCTCTAAGAGGATGCATGAACGATTCCCTCTAATGTTCTCTGAACCATATGGTGGATTCGTTATAGGTGAGGGTTGGTATGATATTGTTGAGACTCTGTGTAGCCATATTCAACGACACATCGACCACAATGAACCTGTCACACAAGTTGTTGTGAACCAGATTAAAGAAAAGTTTGGTGGACTTCGTTTCTACTACAATGGTGGAGACGATACTGTCCATGGTATGGTACATATTGCAGAAGCATGGGCAAGCCATAGTTGTGAGACCTGCGGTGACAAAGGTAAACGACGTGGTGGTGGTTGGATTAGAACTCTTTGTGATAAGCATGAAGAAGAGCGTCAATTGATAATGAACGAAAGGAAAGAAAATGTCTAATGAAAAAGTGTGGGTAATGGTTGAAACAATCGGACAATATCGTATGCGTTACATGGTTGAAGCACCTGCTACCAATCCTGAGTACGCACTTGATGATGTTACTTGTGAAGACGCAAAAGAGTTTTCTCAGTTGTGGCTTGGAGAGACAATCGTAAGTCATCGTGTTGTTCCAGAAGATGAAGCAGTTGCTATCTGTGATACTGATAATGATTACTGCAGGTCATGGTCAACAGAACAAAAGATCAATACTTTCTTTACAAAAGAAGGTGAAGGTAATGGTATGTCAAAGCATCGTGACGCTAGGATAACACTATAATGTTTATTTTCGATGTGGAAACACTTGGAGTTGAATCAAATGCTGTCATTCTATCGGCAGCATTGATTCATTTTGATCCAGAGAAACGTCCAACATATCAAGACTTACTTGACGATGCATGTTTTGTAAAATTCAAAGCAAAGGAACAAGCAGAAAATAATCGTACAATAACCAAGTCCACTTTGGAATGGTGGAAAACTCAACATGAGTATGTGAAGAAGGTATCGTTGGATCCTTCAGCTGATGACATGTCCGCCAAAGATTGTATCAATGTGTTGTATGCTTATATGAAAAAGTATGAGAACTCTCATAAACAAACTATGTGGGCACGTGGTTCTCTTGATCAACTTGTGATTGATTCACTCTGTGATGCACTTGACATGCAACCCATTACAGGATATGCTATGTGGAGAGATGTTCGTACCGCAGTAGATATTTTGTATGGAACTACGAATGGATATGTAGAAGTAGATCATCCTTTGTTTGATCGTACTGCTGTTATCAAACATCATCCTGTTCATGACTGCGCACTTGATGCAATGCAGTTGCTATATGGAAAGACTTAATGGAATTTTACACAACAGCCCATGCAGTGGGCGACAAGATCCTCGTTAGAGGATACGACAAAGGCAGACCCTATATGCGTAAGGTAGATTTCTACCCTACGCTTTTTGTCAATTCTAATAAGCCATCAAAGTGGAAGACACTGGATGAAACTTATGTTGACGAAGTAAAACCAGGATCCATTCGTGAGACTCGTGACTTCATTAAACGATACGAAGGTGTTGAGGGATTCCCTGTCTATGGCAATACAAACTATGCCTATCAATATATCAGTGACACGTATGACTATGATGTCAACTGGGATATGGAACAGATTAAGGTATACACAATTGACATTGAGACCAGTACTGAGAATGGATTCCCAGATATTCGTACTGCCAACGAAGAGATTCTACTAATCACTGTCAAAGACCTTATCAGCAAAAAGGTTATCACATTTGGTTATTCACCAACTGGTACTATGTACAGTCATTATCGTGACGATGTAACCTATCAAGCATACACCAGCGAGTTGTCTCTTCTGAAAGACTTTATGATCTGGTGGCAACAAAATTATCCAGACATTATCACTGGCTGGAACACTGACTTCTTTGACGTGCCATATCTTATTCGTCGTATCGCACGTGAACTTGGTGACACATTTGCCAATAAAATCTCTCCATGGGGTATGGTAAATGAGCGCAAGACATTTATCAAAGGTAACGAAGAAATTCACTATGACATTCTTGGTATCAGTCAGCTAGACTATCTGGAACTTTACAAGAAGTATACCTACACCAAACAAGAGTCATACAAACTCGACTACATTGCTGAACAAGAACTTGGTGATCGTAAGAAAGAGAATCCTGGAGTTGACTTCAAAGACTTCTACACAAACTATTGGCAAGACTTTGTTGACTATAACATTCACGACGTAGAATTGGTTGATAGATTCGAAGACAAGATGCGTTTGATTGAACTTCATCTTACCATGGCTTACAATGCCAAGATCAATCCAGAGGATGTTTACTCACAGGTACGTATGTGGGACACTATCATTTACAATCACCTGCGTAAGAAAGGTATTGTTATTCCTGCTAAGACTTCTTCTGGCAAAGATGCGCAGTTTGAAGGTGCTTATGTTAAAGATCCAATCATTGGTATGCATAAGTGGGTAGCTTCCTTTGACTTGAACAGTTTGTATCCTCACTTGATTATGCAGTACAACATCAGTCCAGAAACATTGACAAGCGAAAAGCTATCTGTCACTGTTGACAAACTTCTGAACAAAGAAGTTGATACTGACTATTGTAAGCGACGTGACTTGACTTTGACTGCGAATGGTTGGACATACCGTAAAGACATCAAGGGGTTCATGCCTGAACTGATGGAGCAGATGTATGCGAATCGTTCTAAGTTTAAGAAACAGATGTTGAAGATTGAACAGGAATACCAGAACGATAAGACAAAGGTTCATCTGTTGAAAGATATCTCTCGTTTGAATAACCTGCAGATGGCAATGAAGATTGCTTTGAACTCAGCTTATGGTGCGATGGGTAATCAGTACTTCAGATACTTTGACATTCGTATGGCTGAAGGTATTACGACTTCTGGTCAACTGTCTATTCGTTGGATGGCAAATGAATTCAACAAGTACATGAACAAGGTTCTTAATTCTGACAAAGATTATGTTATTGCCATTGATACTGACTCAATCTATCTTTCTCTTGAAGATTTGATTGAGAAAGCATGCGAAGGCAAGACGACTGAACATAAGATCAGGCAGATGGACAAGGTCTGTGAACAAATGTTCCAGCCATTCATTGACACAACATATCAAAAGCTGTCAGAATATATGAATGCGTATTCTCAGAAGATGGTAATGAAGCGAGAGGTTCTTGCTGACAAGGCTATCTGGACTGCCAAGAAACGCTATGTGATCAACGTCCATAACTCTGAGGGTGTTCAGTATGCGAAACCTAAGATCAAAGTCATGGGGCTTGAGATGGTTAAGTCTTCAACTCCATCTGTCATTCGTGATAAGTTGCGTGATAGTTTGAATGTGATTCTTAGAGGTGACCAAAAAGAACTACATACATATGTGATGGACTTTAGAAAAGAATTTGATAAGATGTCTGCGGCAGAGATCGCATTTCCTCGTGGTGTAAATGGTGTCAAGCAGTATGCTGGCTCACCAATCTATATGAAGGGAACTCCAATCCATGTTCGTGGTGCTCTGCTTTATAATCACTACATAAAGAAGATGGGACTTGATAAGAAGTATCAACCGATTCGTGATGGTGACAAAATCAAATTTGTTTATGTTCGTACACCTAACCCACTACAGGAAGATGTGATTGCTTTCAGTCAACATATACCAAGTGAGTTTGGAATTGAAGCATACATAGATTATGATAAGATGTTTGAGAAGGTATTCCTTGATGCTCTACAGATTGTCATTGAACCGCTAGGATGGAAGACACAGGAAGAATCTTCACTGGAAGACTTTTTTGGATAGGAATATGGAAGACAAAATTTATTCAGTTAGAGCTACACCAATTGCTTTATTTAAAACAACAGAGAAAATTTCTGGAGAAGAGTTTGTAGATATACTCAGTATGACATATCAAGAACCACATAATGATCCATTAAACAATGCTGAAGACTTTCATAGAATTAGTGAAGATCCATTTATCTTAGAACATCCATCACTGGCATCTATAAAAGAAATCTGTATAACTTACTTAAACAAATATGCAAAAGAAGTTTTAATGATCACTGATGAGTTTGTTATAACAAACTCATGGATTATTAGATGTCCAACAGATTCTAAACATCACTTACATAATCATCCAAATTCTATTTTCTCTGCAGTGTATTATATCCATGCTGATGAAGAATCATCTGATATGGTTTTTCATTATGAAACTACATATGACACTAACTATAAATTCACTTATAATGTTAGCACACCTAATCAGTATAATAGTAGCAAGTTAACGATAACACCAACAACAGGAGATTTCTTAGTGTTTCCTAGTTATCTTAAACATAGTGTTACACCAAATAAAAGTAAGAATGAAAGAATAATTTTATCATTCAATACATTTCTAACTGGTTCAGTTGGTA